GATGAGAGGACAGCCGCCCGACGGGGAGATGGCCTCCGAAACATCTGGGCCTCGTCACATCGGGACGTAAACAAAAACCGATGTCTGAGGAAGCAGTATCTTCTAAGAGGGTAAAAGTTATGTGCAGCACACACAATGATGAGCAGCGTCCTTGGGCCACAATGACCATCTTCTACACTGGAGCCAAAGAAGAAACCTCCACGGTACTTGAAGCTGATCAACTGGCCGTCAAGATCGCTGGCACCATGCCGAGATCCTCTGGGTTTCAGGATGGTGCGAGGTTCTTGGAATGGAGATGCCTCGACCCAATGACGGCAGCCGACATCGCAAAAGATGTGGTTGAGTTGCCCGACGTGGTTGCGAATGGGCAGCTAGAGGACGTAACGCTCGTGTGGCGAGCAGAGATGACAATTACCAAACCTTGCGACGCAGATTTCTGGGCGGAAAAGCACCTCACAAACGGCACTTGCCAACCTTCGCAGGCCGCCCGCTGCTGTCGTGGACCTCAACTTACCCTCAGTGGGGTAGAGGTCAAACCCGGCGAACATAGCTGAAACCTGCTAGTCAGGACAGCTTAACCTCCCCTCGGGGGGGTCGCACAGGGGGTTGAAACCTGTGCCTGACGTGCCAGAACAGTACGAGAAATCAGGAGACTACAATGATCTGCATGGTGACAAAGGCGGACGGTGAAAAGAAACTTCTCTGGCTGCCCGACGAACTTGCCAACAGTGAACAGGCCATCTCGATTTGCGAGTCTGGTGAGGATGCTGAAGCGTTGTCTAACCACATCGCCAGCGTCGTTCGCGAACAGGCTGCATCCGATGAGGTCTGGGACTTGTTGTTCCCTGAAAAAAAGAAAGGCGGTGAACAAGATGATCGACCTGAACCTGACGTTGACGGCAGCGTACACGATGGCGGGGATCGTAGTAGTAGCGATCACCTTCGCGATGTTCATGCGTAAACGATGGTAGGGGCGAGACGTAAGTCACTCCCTGAGAGGAAGTTAGGTGTTGCACAGCGTTGGCCCGCCATGCACCCTAGCTTCCTCTTTTTTTTTGGTTTTTTGATTGACTTGTAAATTTCCAATGGAATAATGTCGATAACTGCTTTAGAGTTCTTCTGTCACTGCTCACCCAAGAAGGAGGAAAAAACCTATGGGAGCAAAGAGAAAGAACAATGTGAGGTCTTTGATCCTTGACGCTTGCAGAGAGGTGTGCAAAGAGATGATCAAGAGAAAAGCTCTTGACCCCAAGTACGCAAACCTGTTCGGCGAATTGGCAAACAAGGCCATCGACAAGTCACCCGATGATTTGTTGTCGGTGGATATCGGGGCAATCATCCGGGTCGTAAGATCCGGTAAGCCCAGTGCCACTGAAGGAAACGGGAGTGCTGTGCCGCCGAGAGTTTTCCTTCCTTCCGCCTCTGCCTTCTTCGATACCGAAGAGCCGGCTGAGGAGGAGGAGGACGGCGGCAACGGCGACTTCCAGCAGCGAAACTGGTGGTGATCTACCCTGTCCTCTCCTCCCCACCGGGGGGGGGAGGGGCGTGGGCTGCTCATCAGCAAACCTGCTAGTCAGCAGCATGAATTTCTTAGGGCTTTTCGTGAAAGGAAACAGCCATGCAGAAATTGATGACCTCGGTACGGAGCAAGCGTTTGAATTACGATTCTTTGTCTGTTCTCAGCACACCGCCGGGAACGGAAACGCACCGCCCCTTACCACACTCGTTCGTGTATGACAAAACCGCAGACGCCCTTGAAGCGGCTGGGTTTGAAATCACGAGCGAGGAACACGCCGTCAACAACCTGTCCGATGACACGGAGACATGGGACCAATACTTTGGTATTTTGAATCTCCAATTCACAGGACAGGAGGAGGCGGACCCACTCGGCGACGACGTAATACTCACCGCCGGGATTAGAAACGCGCACAACAAGAGATTCTCTTACGGGTTCTGTTGTGGTGCGACAGTTTGTGTCTGTGACAACCTCACCTTCCACGGTGAGGTTATGGCGCATCGGCGTCACACGAAGAACATCCAAAACGACCTTGACGAAACGATTCGCAGGGCCGTCCGGATGTTCAAGGACTCTCGCGATCTGATCGCGAATCGACACGCGACTTATCAGAAGACGCAACTGCTTGAGGAAGAAGTCAACGACGTTGTTGTTCGAGCGTGGAGGAAATGCAATGTCATTCCCAAGACGCTCGCCGACAGTGTTCTCGACGAATTCCACACCCCGTCTCACGACGAGCATAAGCAATACGATTCTGACAACCCGCACTTGCGGTCGGTGTGGCGTTTGTATAACGCCTTCTCCGCCTCGCTCGGCGGTCGTCGGACAGCGATGCCTACGCTGGTCACGAGAACGATGGCGTTGCACGACCTTCTAGACAAGGAGTGCGTCGAAGTCTGAGTTGGTATTCCCACGCCAAAAAGTGGGAGCGTTCACGGATGTTTCTCTAGTGGCATCAAGCCGTGAACAGTAGAAAGCCGCGAGGCCGCAAGGCCGGGAACCCCCTACCAGCCGAATACGGTTGCTAGGGGGTTTTTTTATGCCCGGATTTATTCTGGTGGCCTCAACGGGCTGGTCGGGACTTGCCAGTGCTGAAACCTCTCCTGCGTACTGAGCCTCTCCGCATCCCACCCTTCGCGAATCTCCTCGCATTGTTCGTGTATCTGCTTTTGCGTCGGGATGTAAGGGGGCGCAGATTCTCTCTCCTGCCCGTCAGGATCATAAACCCTCCCCATCAGATCCCACGATTTGCTTCCGCACTCTGGGCAAGCCCGGTGAAACTTGAGGTAGATCCAGCGGCAGTCTTCGCATTGCTTGTCCCACGGCTGCGATATGTGGTTGACGAGATAAGACTTCTCCCCTGCGGAGGACGGCTTACTCGCTCTCCTTTTTTTACGTCTTCTTCTTCTTTCTGCCATAGTCCACCCTTTCAGCCAGCCCCATGTGAACAAGTTCATCTCCAAGATTCTGCCCGTGGTCATCCCACAGGTGAACCAGATACCGACCATATTTTCCGGTCTTGTCTCGTATCGTCTGAACAACAAGCCCCCCTTGCGACAAGTCAATCATCGCTTGGAGGGCCTCTTTAGATTTGATCCCCTCCTCTCTTTGCGCCCCTCGCATTTCAGGCGCGTTGATGCCAAATAACCTGCTAGTGATACAACGGAACGTGTCTAGACCGCAATCAATCCTTAGCTTGACGGTATCCCCATCCACGACCCTGACACACTCTGCATCATACCAGTATTTGTGCTGGTTCAAGGAACGAGCCTTCCCATTCTGTGCAAGCATGGTAACTCCACTACATCGCCCGGAGATGTCCTCGCGGGGGGACGTTCAAACCCCTCGCCCGAATAACCGCCTTCTCTCAGTGCAGACATCACGAACTCGGAGCAGAAGAACCGATCCTTATTCGTGTCCGGCGGAGCCAAATTCTTGTCGAACCACCGACGACAAACAATACCCCACGAGCGAATAAATTGCCAGAGAGAAGCATATCTTTTTCCCCAGCTTTTCAGGGCATAATCCGTCAACTGCTTGCGGCTGATGCTCTCGTCGTAAAGTTCATACCAGTCAACCCAGTCGCCGCACTCCATGTACTTGCTGACCGGGTAGAGCCTCACACCAGAGCCTTCCAACGCCTCAAGGCAGCACAGGCGGTCGCCAAACCATATAGCGACGCCAACGTGCGACACGCGGCTGAGGGTCCGAAACTTGATAAGCCACGAATACCACCGCTTACCGCGAAAGGCGAGAACGTCACCGTTCCTGATCTTGTACCTGACGTTTTGGTACTTCATCGGGTTCTCCCAATTGAAGGTCGTACTTAGACCCATCGCCCGGAGGGGCTACAACCGGAGGGACTGGCACACCACCGAGCAAGCTCAAGAGGAATGGTGCCCCAGCCCCGCTGCCGAGGAGTGCCGCCGCGATGAGGCCCTTTGCCAGCCACTTCTTCTTCCCGGTGCCTGTCCCGGTGTTCGTCTCTGTGTGGTGATGCACGACATCTCCAATATGAGTGCTTCCACTCTCCACACTCTCTGGACTAAAGTTGCTGCCGAGGTTATTGCGAAGATGTGCCCGAACTTGCTCGCGGTTGATGCGAAGCATCTCGGCTACATCCTTAGCCTTCGCTTCCTCTTCCAGCATCCGGACGCCTGCCCAGCGTTCCATCAGCTTGTCGAGCAAGGTCTTCACGAAGCTCCTCCGCTCTTGTAGACACGACGGTAGACAGGCTGCCGTTCAGGGCAGACAATCGGATGGCCGCAAGCCGAGTACGGTGCAGACCTGCGTTACGCTCCGCTTGGAGCAGTAGATCGGGCTTTGCCACTTCCGCTTTCCTCAACGATGCGATGGCCCAATGCCTCGGCCTGAGAAACCATGTTCTTGGCTTCCTGATGCTCGTAGCGAATGCACTCGACCAAGGCATTGAAGCCGTTGGCCGCTTGTTGTGCGCCGTTCAGGGCGTGCATCTTCATCATCGCGTAGTCGTTGGCAGCAAGTTCAACTGATTCCATCGTTTATTCCTCGTGACACGGACAAAGTGGACATTCAGGGCATTCGCAAGTTTCGCAATCACACATCACTTGGCCCTCGGCAGCATAAGTTTGATCGGTGTTCCAAACGGGTAAGCCTTCTCTTGAAGAACCTCGCCAGTCTTAGGATCAATTACCTGCACGCGAACCGGAGTGCGCCTGATTCGATCCAGCTCATCCCGTTGCTCCTTCAACAACTTCAGAATATGGACGATTGCCCTCATTCTGTCAACGTCCGAATCCAGCGGGAGGCCGTTGATTTCAACCTTCTCACCAGCGTCAACCTTGTTGACTCCTCCAAAAACAGGGACTTCCGTAACCCCCTGTGATTTTTCAAGAAAAGACACGAGCTGGGCGTGCGGTGCGGAGAACATGTACTTGTCGTTCTTGCTCCCGTGCGTGGTCACCCCGATCAACGCCCCTTTCGAGAAGACCCCGCCACCCGAGCAGCCGTTGCTGAACTTCCCCTTCTCAACCTTGAACACCCACCGCTTCTCGGGGAGGTTCTGGATTCCGTGCAGCCCGTCGAACTTGAGGTGAGTAATCTCCGGCCCCTTGCCTCTGGGGTACCCACAGCCCTCGTATTTGACCACTAAGAGCTTCCGATGCACCGGGTAGACCCCAATCACATCCTTAGACCAGCACTTGAATAGGGACAGGTCTTTCTTGCGATCAATCGCCACCCATCGGGCGTTTCCCCCGGTCCCGTCCCTGTTCGAGAAGGCTACGACGGTTCCTTCTTTTGAGGCGCAATGCGCGGCGGATATCCCAATCGCAACCTTCCCGCTCCGCCCAATTACGGTCCCAGAGCATCCGTTCACGCGGATACTTGAGTCCAAAAAGTCGCTCGCCTTCGTAGGGTCCGTTGCCAACGCCAGCAAGCAAAGGGCGACCGAGAATGGGACAAGCAACCAAAGTTTTAGTCGTTCACTCATAGAAAAACCCCCGTCCCCTCAATTCTCATTGAGGAGCGGGGGTTTTGTCAATCGTATGAAAAGGGGATCACTCCCCTAAGTTCTTTCCAAGCTATGCCCACGGCGATAGCAGACCACACATCCCCGGTCACTCCGTAGAGCGGGCCGGGTTCTTTCTTCGTACCGATGGCATTGGCACCTTCGGACCCGTACCTTTCAAGAAGACATGCCCGCACGGTTGCGTCGTTTTTCTTCCGACACCCCTTGCAGATATAATTCTTCGTCTCCCTTCGCGTAATACGATGGCACGGTATAGTCCATCGAGTTGCCTCCATGAAACGACCAATCCAAACCAGTGTCTCAAACACCTCAGTACCAACCGGCTTGCCGTAGCTGGACATCATTTCGATTACAACGTGGTCCACTGTGTGCCAGCCATACAGAGTACGGCGGAGGCCCTCCAGTAACCAAAGGTTGTCTTCTTTTCCAAATGAGGAAACCGTGTTCCCGTCCTTCAGCAAGCACCAAGCCGATTGGTCGGTGCCGGGATCAATTGCGAGGATATTCATTTTTCGGCAAGATCACGATACGTCTTGAGAGCTGCTAGTGCTTCCGGTGTCCCCGGTTTCGTAGCGAAATAAACATCAAGAAGCTCGCTTTTCTTCTCCTGTTTGCCCCGGATAGGGTATCGTGTTTCGAGGTAAAGTTCCCTCACCTTCTTTCTCGCCGCCAATTCCCTTCGCTTTTCTGGCGACATTGGTGGCCGACTTTTCATAAGCTGCTCCAAACTGTTTGAAGAAAGTAGTCCGGTTGTAGTCATCCATGTCGCACAGCCTTTTCCATCCGACTGTTCTGACCGCTTCGACAATCGCCTCGTCTTGCAGCCACTCTTTTGCCCCTCTCGGATCGGCCGCTCCGAACTGAGAGATGGCCCGCCGAACACGCTCCCACGCATCCTCGGCGGTGATCTCGGGCTTACGCCCTTCCCACCAGTCAGTCCTGTCATCAGCCCATCGCTCTTGGTTGAACCAAGTGGACGGATGCGGGATGTAGCGGGACTCTTGCCCTCTCTTGGCTTCTGCGTACTCTTGGACCGATTCCATTAGTGCATCAAAGCCAACTCCCCCTTTTTCTCGGGGGAGTAGTAGGGACTTCCTAATGGCCTTCAACGCAGCCCCCCTCGCAACTTTGCGGGGATAGGCTCGGTAAAGGGCCATCGCCTGTTCATCCAAGGTCATAGTTGACCCCCTTTCTAGATGAAGTAAAAAGACGGCGACTGGGCGTGAGGTCTGCATTA